TTTTTTTCCATATCCATAATTTTCTCCGTTATGATTTTTTATGTATATGTTAAGCATAACATATTTTAACACTTTAATCAAATGTTAATTTCAGCTTACATACAAAAGTTATCTTTGCTATACTAATTTCAAACCAAGATAACTTGTTGTTTCAACTGGCTTGGCAGACTTTACTCCAAAGATGAAACAACTATATTTAGTTAGGAGAATACAATGGCTAAATCAACTTTTTCAGGTCCAGTCAAATCTTTGTCAGGATTTATTTCAGCAGGTAATACTGCTGTCGTCAGCTTAACTGCTGATACAACATTAACTGTAGACAGTCATGCAGGTAAGGTGCTTTTATGTAATGACGCTGATGGTAAATTTACTTTACCTTCAATCGTCACTACTGAGCCTAGCGACCCTACAGACCCAAATCAACTAAACAACTTAGGTGCTTCATTTACTTTTGTTATTGTAACTGCCGCTACTGACCTTGATATTAAAACAGACGGTACAGATAAGTTTGTTGGTGGTTTGTACACAGGTGTGGATGACGCAACAGGTAAAACCTTTATCTCAGGTGCAACCAACGATGTTATTACGCTTAATGGATCAACCAAGGGCGGATTAGCAGGAAGCATTATTAAAGTGCATGCTATAGCAAGTGCTAAATATGCTGTAGAAGGAATAACTTTAGGTTCAGGTACTTTAGTAACTCCATTTGCTGACGCATAATTTAGGAGCTTAGTATGTCTACTAGAATAACTGGCTCAGATGTAAAAACAGCAACTACAACATCTAGTGCTACTGGCGGTGCTTCTTTAATCTCAGGTAGATCAAGATTAAGAGGCTATATCATCGCAGGTGGTAGTTCTGATGGAACTGTTACATTCAGAGATGGCTCAGTGACAGGTTCAACTTTGCTTATTGCACCTTGTAACGCTAACGATACTGAAACATTAAACATACCTGATTCAGGTGTTTTGTTTGAAAGTGGCGTTCATGTTGTATTAAGTAATATTGATAGAGTTACTATTTTTCATTCTTAATATTTTGTAGTAGCATTCATAGAGTGCTACTACTTTAATTATGGCTGTTAAAAAGAAAAGAAAATCTAAACCTATTGCAAGAACCACAGGCAAGGGCGGTAATTATCGACCCACCAAAAAGGGTGCAGGCATGACTGCAAGAGGTGTTAAAGCCTATCGAAGAAAAAACCCCGGTTCAAAGCTTAAAACAGCAGTTACAGAAAAAAAACCAAGAACTAAAGAAAGAGCGGCACGAAGAAAATCTTATTGTGCTAGATCACTTGGTCAACTTAAAAGAAGCTCTAAAAAAACAAGGAATGATCCTAATTCAAGAATTCGTCAAGCAAGACGAAGATGGAGATGTTGATTGGCTAAGAAGAAAAAAGCTGATCCAAAGGTAGGAACAGGCAAAAAACCAAAAGGTTCAGGTCGCAGGTTATATACTGACGAAAACCCAAAAGATACTGTTGGTATTAAGTTTGCAACACCTGAAGATGCTAGAAAAACAGTTAACAAAGTAAAAAATATCAACAAGCCATTTGCAAGAAAAATACAAATTTTGACAGTAGGTGAGCAGAGGGCTAAAGTTATGGGTAAGAATCTTGTTGCCAATATTTTTAAAAAAGGCAAAGATACTATAAGAATTAAACATGGTCGTAAGACCCAAAATAAAAGGTGATGATATGGCAATACCTGACAATGTAAAGAATCCAAGCTTATATAAAAAAGCCAAAGCAAAGGCTAGGGCTAGATTTGATGTATACCCAAGTGCGTATGCAAATGCTTATATGGTAAAAGAATATAAGAAGATGGGCGGTCAATACAAAGCAAACGGTGGTGCAATGATTAAAAACAATAAAAAACTTAAGCCCATACCTAAAGGTAATAAAGGCTTACCTAAATTGCCAAAAGAAGTAAGAAATCAAATCGGTTTTTTGCGTAATGGTGGCAAGGTATCTTTTGTTGCTAGGGGTTGTGGAGCCATTGATCCTAAAAGAAAAAAAAGAACTAAGATGCGTGGCTAATCATGGCAAAGAGTGGTGGCTTACGCAGATGGTTTAAAGAAGATTGGGTGGATATAGGCTCACCTAAAAAAGGTGGCGGTTTTAATAAATGTGGCAGAAAAAAAGCCAAGGGTTCAAAAAGAAAATATCCAAAGTGCGTGCCTGCATCAAAAGCTAGAAGCATGACCAAATCACAGATTCGTTCTGCGGTAACAAGAAAGAGAGCAAAAAAACAAGGTGTTGGTGGTAAGCCAACTAATGTAAAAACCTTTGTTAAAAAGAAAAAATGAATGAAATAGAACTACAGGCTGAGATAAGGGCTTGGTCTGTTGAAGTATTGGAAGAGCCAAAAGATGATGGTCATGCAACATGTCCGTATGCAAAGAAAACTTGGCAAGACGAAAAAGTTAAAATAATTAAATCAGAAAAGTCTACTTGGGAAGATTTAGTATTATTTGCAAAAAGATTTCCTAGAAACATAGATGTTTGTATTTATTGTGACTTCAACACTGACGAGCATGTTGAGGTGTTCGATGCAAAAATACAAATGATGAACACATTCTTCAATGAATTTAATCTTTGGATTATGGGCTTTCATCAAGACCATGAAGAAAAAACTGTTGTTGACCAAGAATCCTTTGAGCCTTTGTTCGAAGAAAGTTACAATATGATTTTTATGCAAAGATTAGATACACTTAACATTGCATCTGAAAGATTAGAAAAAATAGGTTATTATGACAGTTGGAACGAAGAGGAGTTCGAACAAATATTACAGCGTAGGAGCGTATAATGAAAAAGAAGCATAAAGGTTTAGGACCTAAAGCCAAGCCAATGATGAAGGGCGGTATAATGAAAATGGCTATGGGTGGCGGTGCGTCAGCTAGACGAAGCAGACAAGGTGCTGAAACAGCTAAGTCAGGAGTCGTGAAAATGGCTATGGGCGGTGCAAAATCAGGAGTCAAAAAAATGGCTATGGGTGGTGCTAAGTCAGGAGTCAAGAAACTTGGTCGTGGTGGCGGACTTAAAAAGATGGGTCGTGGCGGAAAACTTAAAAAGTAAATGGCAGTATCAGGGTCAAAAAACTTTGAGCTAGATGTAGCTGATTATATTGAAGAAGCATTTGAGCGATGCGGTCTTGAATTAAGAACAGCATACGATCTTAAAACAGCAAGAAGAAGTCTTAATTTATTATTAGCTGAATGGGCTAATCGTGGTCTTAACCAGTGGACAATACAAACTAAAACTGTAGCCATGGTTGATGGTACTACTACTTACAATGTAGATAGTAGCGATGCAACAGCCGCTATTGATGTATTGGATGCTTATGTGCGTGAAACAATAAACAGTAATCCTGTAGATTTACAAATGACTAGGTTATCAAGAAGCGAATATGCTTCGGTGCCTGATAAATCTACTGAAGGCAAGCCATTACAGTTTTTTGTAGACAAACAACTAAGCCCAACAATTAGCGTTTATCCTACGCCTGACAAATCGTCAACATACACTGTATACATGAATGTGTTGACAAGGATGGATGATGCAGACACACCAACAGACACCTTGCAATTGCCTTTTAGGTTTTATCCCTGTTTGGCGGCAGGATTGTCTTATTACCTCTCTATTAAAAAAGCTCCCGACAGGACTGCTTTTTTAAAACAAATATATGAAGAAGAGTTTTTAAGAGCCATGTCGCAAGATGAAGACAGAGCGTCAGTAAGGGTAACTCCTGATGTTGCTAGTTATAATTATGCATAATGGCTTTTGCTTCTAACAAAAATCCATACGGTATATGTGATAGATGTGGTTTTAGATATTACCTAAAACAACTTCGCAAAGAATGGAATGGCTTAAAAACATGCCCTGAATGTTATGAGCCAAAACATCCACAGTTAGAACCAAGAACAAATCTTACCGACCCACAAGCTGTTAGAGAGCCAAGACCTGACATAAGCGTTTCACCTACAACATTTAGATTGTACACAAACTATGATTTA